TGATGTCCGGGAAACACTGCAGTCCCGGATGGATGCAACCCGCCGGATGTTTGCGCAGAAGGTGTCGGCATATACCGGCCTGTCCGTGCAGGCTGTGCTGGATACCGAGGCTGCAGTGTACAGCGGTCAGGAGGCCATTGATGCCGGACTGGCTGATGAACTTGTTAACAGCACCGATGCGATCACCGTCATGCGTGATGCACTGGATGCACGTAAATCCCGTCTCTCAGGAGGGCGAATGACCAAAGAGACTCAATCAACAACTGTTTCAGCCACTGCTTCGCAGGCTGACGTTACTGGCGTGGTGCCAGCGATGGAGGGCGAAAACGCCAGCGCGGCGCAGCCGGACGTGAACGCGCAGATCACCGCTGCGGTTGCGGCAGAAAACAGCCGCATTATGGGGATCCTCAACTGTGAGGAGGCTCACGGACGCGAAGAACAGGCCCGCGTGCTGGCAGAAACCCCCGGTATGACCGTGGAAACGGCCCGCCGCATTCTGGCCGCAGCACCACAGAGTGCACAGGCGCGCAGTGATACTGCGCTGGATCGTCTGATGCAGGGGGCACCGGCACCGCTGGCTGCAGGTAACCCGGCATCTGATGCCGTTAACGATTTGCTGAACACACCAGTGTAAGGGATGTTTATGACGAGCAAAGAAACCTTTACCCATTACCAGCCGCTGGGCAACAGTGACCCGGCTCATACCGCAACCGCGCCCGGCGGATTGAGTGCGAAAGCGTCTGCAATGACCCCGCTGATGCTGGACACCGCCACCCGTAAGCTGGTTGCGTGGGATGGCACCACCGACGGTGCTGCCGTTGGCATTCTTGCGGTTGCTGCTGACCAGACCAGCACCACGCTGACGTTCTACAAGTCCGGCACGTTCCGTTATGAGGATGTGCTCTGGCCGGAGGCTGCCAGCGACGAGACGAAAAAACGGACCGCGTTTGCCGGAACGGCAATCAGCATCGTTTAACCTTACCCTTCATCACTAAAGGCCGCCTGTGCGGCTTTTTTACGGGATTTTTTATGTCGATGTACACAACCGCCCAGCTGCTGGCGGCAAATGAGCAGAAATTTAAGTTTGATCCGCTGTTTCTGCGTCTCTTTTTCCGTGAGAGCTATCCCTTCACCACGGAGAAAGTCTATCTCTCACAAATTCCGGGACTGGTAAACATGGCGCTGTACGTTTCGCCGATTGTTTCCGGTGAGGTTATCCGTTCCCGTGGCGGCTCCACCTCTGAATTTACGCCGTGATATGTCAAGCCGAAGCATGAGGTGAATCCGCAGATGACCCTGCGTCGCCTGCCGGATGAAGATCCGCAGAATCTGGCGGACCCGGCTTACCGCCGCCGTCGCATCATCATGCAGAACATGCGTGACGAAGAGCTGGCCATTGCCCAGGTCGAAGAGATGCAGGCAGTTTCTGCCGTGCTTAAGGGCAAATACACCATGACCGGTGAAGCCTTTGATCCGGTTGAGGTGGATATGGGCCGCAGTGCGGCAAACAACATCACACAGTCCGGTGGCACGGAGTGGAGCAAGCGTGACAAGTCCACGTATGACCCGACCGACGATATCGAAGCCTACGCGCTGAACGCCAGCGGCGTGGTGAATATCATCGTGTTTGATCCGAAAGGATGGGCGCTGTTCCGTTCCTTCAAAGCCGTCAGGGATAAGCTGGATACCCGTCGCGGCTCTCATTCCGAGCTGGAGACAGCGGTAAAAGACCTGGGCAAAGCGGTGTCTTATAAGGGAATGTATGGCGATGTGGCCATCGTCGTGTATTCCGGACAGTACGTGGAAAACGGCGTACAAAAAGACTTCCTAGCCGGACAACACGATGGTGCTGGGGAACACTCAGGCACGCGGTCTGCGTACCTATGGCTGTATTCAGGATGCGGACGCACAGCGCGAAGGCATTAACGCCTCTGCCCGTTACCCGAAAAACTGGGTGACTACCGGCGATCCGGCGCGAGAGTTCACCATGATTCAGTCAGCACCGCTGATGCTGCTGGCTGACCCTGATGAGTTCGTGTCTGTACAACTGGCGTAATCATGGCCCTTCGGGGCCATTGTTTCTCTGTGGATGAGTCCATGACGAAAGATGAACTGATTGCCCGTCTCCGCTCGCTGGGTGAACAACTGAACCGTGATGTCAGCCTGACGGGGACGAAAGAAGAACTGGCGCTCCGTGTGGCAGAGCTGGAAGAGGAGCTTGATGACACGGATGACGCAGCCGGTCAGGACACGTCTGTCAGCCCGGAAAATGCGCTGACCGGACATGAAAATGAGGTGGTATCAGCACAGACGGATACCGTGACTGATACGGCTGCTCTGGTCACGGTTGTGGCACTGGTGACGCTGCATACCGATGCACTTCACGCCACGCGGGATGAACCTGTGGCATTTGTGCTGCCGGGAACGGCGTTTCGTGTCTCTGCCGGTGTGGCAGCCGAAATGACAGAACGTGGCCTGGCCAGAATGCAATAACGGGAGGCGCTGTGGCTGATTTCGATAACCTGTTCGATGCTGCCATTGCCCGCGCCGATGAAACGATACGCGGGTACATGGGAACGTCAGCCACCATGACATCCGGTGAGCAGTCCGGCGCAGTAATACGTGGTGTTTTTGATGACCCTGAAAATATCAGCTATGCCGGACAGGGCGTGCGCGTTGAAGGCTCCAGCCCGTCCCTGTTTGTCCGGACTGATGATGTGCGGCAACTGCGGCGTGGAGACACGCTGACCATCGGTGAGGAAAACTTCTGGATAGACCGGATTTCGCCGGATGATGGCGGAAGCTGTCATCTCTGGCTTGGGCGTGGCGTGCCGCCTGCCGTTAACCGTCGCCGCTGAAAGGGGATGTATGGCCATAAAAGGTCTTGAGCAGGCCGTTGAAAACCTCAGCCGTATCAGCAAAACGGCGGTGCCCGGTGCGTCAGCAATGGCCATTAACCGCGTTGCTTCATCCGCGATATCGCAGTCTGCGTCACAGGTTGCCCGTGAGACAAAGGTACGCCGGAAACTGGTAAAGGAAAGGGCCAGGCTGAAAAGGGCCACGGTTAAAAATCCGCAGGCCAGAATCAGGGTTAACCGGGGGATTTGCCCGTAATCAAGCTGGGGAATGCGCGGGTTGTCCTGTCCCGACGCAGGCGTCGTAAAAAGGGGCAGCGTTCATCCCTGAAAGGTGGCGGCAGCGTGCTTGTGGTGGGTAACCGTCGTATTCCCGGCGCGTTTATTCAGCAACTGAAAAATGGGCGGTGGCATGTCATGCAGCGTGTGGCCGGGAAAAACCGTTACCCCATTGATGTGGTGAAAATCCCGATGGCGGTGCCGCTTACCACGGCGTTTAAACAGAATATTGAACGGATACGGCGTGAACGTCTTCCGAAAGAGCTGGGCTATGCGCTGCAGCATCAACTGAGAATGGTAATAAAGCGATGAAACATACTGAACTCCGTGCAGCCGTACTGGATGCACTGGAGAAGCATGACACCGGGGCGACGCTTTTTGATGGTCGCCCCGCTGTTTTTGATGAGGCGGATTTTCCGGCAGTTGCCGTTTATCTCACCGGCGCTGAATACACGGGCGAAGAGCTGGACAGCGATACCTGGCAGGCGGAGCTGCATATTGAAGTTTTCCTGCCTGCTCAGGTGCCGGATTCAGAGCTGGATGCGTGGATGGAGTCCCGGATTTATCCGGTGATGAGCGATATCCCGGCACTGGCAGGACTGATTACCACGATGGTTACGCAGGGCTATGAGTATCGTCGTGATGACGATATGGCGTTATGGAGTTCTGCAGATCTGACTTATTCCATTACATACGAGATGTGAGGACGATATGGCAACACCAAATCCCCTTGAGCCGGTAAAAGGTGCCGGTACCACTCTGTGGGTTTACAACGGCAAGGGTGATGCTTATGCAAACCCGTTGTCAGACGATGACTGGCAGCGACTGGCTAAGGTGAAGGATCTGACGCCGGGCGAGATGACGGCAGAACCCTACGATGATAACTACCTGGATGATGAAGACGCGGACTGGACCGCGACCGGGCAGGGGCAGAAGTCTGCAGGAGATACCAGTTTTACGCTGGCCTGGAAACCGGGAGAAGAAGGTCAGAAATGGCTTATAGGCTGGTTTGAAAGCGGGGATGTGCGGGCCTATAAAATCCGTTTCCCAAATGGCACGGTGGATGTGTTCCGTGGCTGGGTCAGCAGTATCGGTAAGGCCGTGACGGCGAAAGAAGTGATCACCCGCACGGTGAAAGTGACCAACGTGGGCAAACCTTCTGTAGCGGAAGAACGCAGCAAAATTACGCCGGTCACTGCGATTAAGGTGACGCCGACATCCGGTACGGTGGCAAAAGGGAAAACAACCACCCTGACGGTTTCTTTTGAGCCGGAAAGTGCAACCGACAAGACGTTCAGAGCGGTTTCCGCCGATCCGTCGAAAGCCACCATTAGTGTGAAAGATATGACAATTACGGTAAACGGCGTGGCGACAGGTAAGGTGCAGATCCCTGTGGTGAGCGGAAATGGTCAGTTCGCCGCAGTGGCTGAAGTCACCGTTACTGAAGCGGGCGCTGCAGGGTAAACGGAGGTAATACATGTTTCTGAAAACAGAACAATTTGAATATAACGGTGTGTCCGTCACGCTTTCCGAATTGTCTGCGCTGCAGCGGTTTGATTATATAAAGTTTGTTTCAGACGCAGAACAACAGGAGACAACGAAGCATTATGTCGTGCACATTAACCAGCGATATCTGGAAACGGCATCCCTGCTTGTGGCGATGTCGCTATGGCATTCCCATTCCCTCAAAGGCACTCTGGCCTCTCCGGAGACAGAGATGCAGCAGATCCGCCGTGAAGTGATGCTGGGATGGCCTGCTGATGCACTGAATCAGGCAACGAACCGGGTGCTTTATCTTTCAGGTATGCTGGATAACCGGCACGATGCCGATCCTGAACAAACCGGGAAAGCAGAAGCGACTGAGCCGGTAACATCAAAAAAGCATTCGAAGGCGAGCTGAACTTTGTCCTGAAACTGGCGCGAGAGATGGGGAGACCCGACTGGCGCGCCATGCTTGCCGGGATGACATCCACCGAATATGCCGACTGGCGACGTTTTTACTGCACGCATTATTTTCAGGATACCCAACTGGACGCTCATTTTTCCGGGCTGATGTACGCCGTACTCAGCCTGTTTTTTGGCGATCCGGATATGCATCCGGCGGATTTCAGTCTGCTTGCTCCAGCGTGTGAGGAAGAGCAGACGGAGATGCCGGACGAGGAAGAAATGCTGATGCAGAAAGCGACAGGAGTTGCCGGAGGCGTCCGGTTCGGAGGGGACGGAGGGCGCGATATTTCACCTTCTGCGGATGTGGTGGATGTCAGCGAGGATGATGTTGCATTAATGATGGCTTCAGCGGGGATTTCCGGAGGTGTGAGATATGTCCCAGCCAGCGGGTGATCTGGTTATTGATTTGAGTCTGGATGCGGCCCGGTTTGATGAACAGATGGCCCGGGTACGCCGTCATTTTTCCAGTCTGGAGGCGGATGCCAGAAAAACCGCCAGTACTGTTGAACAGGGGCTGAGCCGACAGGCGCTGGCGGCACAAAAAGCCGGGATATCAGTCGGACAGTATAAGGCTGCCATGCGCACACTGCCCGCACAGTTCACGGATATTGTCACTCAGCTTGCCGGTGGTCAGAATCCCTTCCTTATCATGCTGCAGCAGGGGGGGCAGATCAGCGATTCATTCGGTGGACCGCTCAGCCTGCTTACCCTGCTGAAGGAGGAACTTCTCGGGATCAGGGATGCCTCTGAATCATCAGAGGAGTCGCTGTCAGATACGGCAAATGCACTGGCTGAAAATGCCCGGAATGCCGGTGAGCTGGGACGATTTATGTCGGTGGCCCGTGTGGCGGCAGGTGGCGGGGTTGCCGTACTGGCCGCGCTTGCTGCCGCCGCCTGGCAGGCAGAGCAGGCTGACCGGGCCTTATTGCGTTCACTGATCCTGACCGGAGGGGCGGCTGCCACCACAACGGCAGAATTGTGGAAAATGGCCGGGGTGATCAGCGATGAAGCCGGTGGTGGTATCAGACAGGCGGCAGAAAATCTGGCCCGTCTGGCAGAAAGCGGGAAATATACCGCCGGGCAGCTACGGATCATGGGGGAAACCTCTCAGAGATGGCTGCAGACGGTGGGGGACGATGCCGGGAAGGTGGAAAAAGCCTTTGAAGGGATTGCAGCAGATCCGGTGAAGGCGCTGGCCTCCCTGAATCAGCAGTATAACTTCCTGAGCGTTTCCCAGTTACGCCATATTGATGAGCTTGAGCGCACGAAAGGTAAACAGGCTGCGGTGACGGAGGCGATGTCCCTGTTTGCGGATGTCATGAATGCACGTCTGGAGCAACTTGATAAAGCGGCCACGCCGGTGGAAAAAATCTGGGACGATGTTAAAACCTGGACTTCTGACGCATGGGCATGGATAGGTGATCATACACTGGGGGCACTCAGTCTGATCACTGACGTGGTGGCCGGAACCGTTGAACAAGTGAAGCTGCTGCTTGTGCAGGGGGATCTGGCGCTGGCTGAATTTATTCAGTCAGCCTGGGAAACGACAAAGAATGTGCCCGGCGTTGGTGCGTTGTTTGGTGAACTGGCAGAAGAGAACCGCGTATTTATTGAGAAAACAAAACGCGATGAACTGGCGCTGAGAAAATCCATTGCGGAACGGGATGCGCGTATACGCCAGGGGGAAATGGGGTACATCAACCGCTCGCGTGCAACAGGCGTCAGCAAAGGTCCAGGGCAGCAGGAAGCCGTCAGCCGTCTGGCTGAAGAGCTGACAGGTAAAAAGCATACATCACCGAAAACGCGCTCTGCCGGGGAGAGGGAAGAGGAGCAGGCAAGAGAGGCTCTGCTTGCCCTTGAAGCTGAGCTCAGGACGCTGGAAAAACACAGCGGTGCGAATGAGAAAATCAGCCGGCAGCGCCGTGATTTATGGAAGGCGGAAAGTCAGTATGCGGTCCTGAAAGAGGCTGCCACGAAACGACAGTTATCTGAGCAGGAAAAATCCCTGCTGGCGCATAAAGACGAGACGCTGGAGTACAAACGCCAGCTGGCTGAGCTGGGCGACAAGGTTGAATACCAGAAACGCCTGAATGAGCTGGCACAGCAGGCGGTGCGGTTTGAAGAGCAACAGAGCGCGAAGCAGGCCGCCATCAGCGCAAAAGCCCGCGGTCTCACTGACCGTCAGGCGCAGCGGGAGTCTGAAGCGCAGCGTCTTCGGGACGTGTACGGTGATAATCCGGCTGCGCTGGCGAAGGCCACATCGGCACTGAAGAACACCTGGTCTGCGGAGGAGCAGCTTCGTGGAAGCTGGATGGCCGGGCTGAAGTCCGGCTGGGGCGAGTGGGCGGAAAGTGCGACGGACAGTTTTTCGCAGGTTAAAAGTGCTGCCACGCAGACCTTTGACGGTATTGCACAGAATATGGCGGCGATGCTGACCGGTGCAGAGGCAGACTGGCGGGGATTCACCCGTTCGGTGCTGTCCATGATGACAGAAATCCTGCTTAAACAGGCCATGGTGGGCATTGTCGGGCGTATCGGCAGCGCCATTGGCGGTGCTTTCGGTGGTGGTGCATCTGCTTCCTCGGGGACGGCCATTGAGGCTGCGGCGGCGAACTTCCATTTCGCGACCGGAGGATTTACGGGGACGGGCGGCAAATATGAGCCTGCGGGGATAGTTCACCGCGGGGAGTTTGTTTTCACGAAAGAGGCAACCAGCCGGATAGGTGTGGGGAATCTTTACCGTCTGATGCGCGGCTATGCGGAAGGTGGTTATGTGGGTGGTGCCGGAAGTCCGGCGCAGATGCGGCGGGCGGAAGGCATTAATTTTAATCAGAACAATCACGTGGTGATTCAGAACGACGGTATCAACGGACAGGCGGGACCGCAGCTGATGAAGGCGGTGTATGACATGGCCCGCAAGGGGGCGCAGGATGAACTCCGGCTGCAGTTGCGTGATGGCGGTATGTTATCAGGGAGCGGGCGATGAAAACCTTTCGCTGGAAAGTGAAGCCGGATATGGAGGTGAACTCGCAGCCATCGGTGCGTGAAGTGCGTTTTGGTGACGGGTACTCACAGCGTATGGCGGCAGGGCTGAATGCTGACCTGAAAACATACCGTGTGACGCTTTCCGTGACCCGGGAGGAGGCCCGGCATCTGGAAGCGTTCCTGGCAGAGCACGGAGGCTGGAAGGCATTTTTGTGGAAGCCACCCTATGCATACCGGCAGATAAAGGTGACCTGTGCCGGGTGGTCTGCGCGGGTCGGGATGTTGCGCGTTGAGTTCAGCGCGGAGTTTAAGCAGGTGGTGAACTGATGCAGGATATTCACGAAGAAACTCTTAACGAGTCGGTTAAGTCAGAGCAGTCACCGCGGGTGGTACTCTGGGAAATCGACCTGACGGTGCAGGGCGGTGAGCGGTATTTTTTCTGCAATGAGCTGAATGAAAAAGGGGAGCCGGTGACCTGGCAGGGGCGTGAATATCAGGCGTACCCGATTGAGGGGAGTGGCTTTGAGATGAACGGAAAGGGCAGCAGTGCCCGCCCGTCGCTGACGGTGTCCAATCTGTTTGGCCTTGTCACCGGGATGGCGGAGGACCTGCAGAGTCTGGTGGGGGCCACGGTGGTCCGCCGCCGGGTGTATGCCCGTTTTCTGGATGCGGTGAATTTCGTTGCGGGCAATCCGGAGGCGGACCCGGAGCAGGAGCTGAGTGACCGCTGGGTGGTGGAGCAGATGTCGCAGCTGACAGCCATGACGGCCTCGTTTGTGCTGGCTACACCGACCGAGACGGATGGGGCGCTGTTTCCCGGTCGCATCATGCTGGCGAACACCTGTATGTGGGATTACCGGGGAGATGAATGCGGGTATAACGGTCCTGCGGTGGCGGATGAGTTCGACAACCCCACCACGGATATCCGTAAGGACAGATGCAGCAAGTGCATGCGCGGGTGTGAACTGCGCAGGAATGTCGGCAATTTTGGCGGTTTCCTTTCCATTAATAAACTTTCGCAGTAAATCCCGGTTTATGACACAGACTGAATCAGCGATTCTGGCGCATGCCCGGCGGTGTGCGCCTGCGGAGTCGTGCGGCTTCGTGATAAGCACGCCGGAGGGGGAGTGGTATATCCCTTGTGTGAATATTTCTGCAGAGCCGGAGGCGTATTTTCGTATCGCACCGGAAGACTGGCTGCGGGCAGAGATGCAGGGGGAGATTGTGGCACTGGTCCACAGTCATCCCGGTGGTCTGCCCTGGCTGAGCGAGGCCGACCGGCGGCTGCAGATAAAAAGTGCACTGTCCTGGTGGCTGGTCTGCCGGGGTGACATTCATAAATTCCGCTGTGTGCCACATCTGACAGGACGGCGCTTTGAGCACGGGGTGACGGACTGTTACACGCTGTTCCGGGATGCCTACCATCTGGCGGGAATTGATATGCCGGATTTTGAGCGTGAGGATGACTGGTGGCGCAACGGTCAGAACCTGTACCTGGACAATATGGAGGCGACTGGTTTTTACAGGATTTCCCTGCCTTCCGCACAGCCTGGCGATATCCTGCTGTGCTGCTTTGGCGCATCGGTGGCCAATCATGCCGCCATATACTGCGGCAACGGTGAGCTGCTTCACCATCTGCCTGAACAACTGAGTAAACGGGAGAGGTATTCCGAAAAATGGCAACGACGAACGCATTCTGTCTGGCGTCACCGCCACTGGCACGCATCTGCCTTCACGGGGATTTGCAACGATTTGGCCGCCGCCTCAGCCTGTACGTGAACACGGCAGCGGAAGCCATCCGGGCGCTGTCGTTACAGGTGCCGGGATTCCGCCGTCAGATGAACGAAGGCTGGTACCAGATACGTATTCGCGGTGAGGACACGGCACCGGAGGCGGTGTACGCCCGTCTTCACGAACCTCTGGGTGAGGGGGCGGTCATCCATATTGTGCCGCGACTGGCCGGAGCCGGAAAGGGCGGACTGCAGATTGTGCTGGGGGCGGCAGCCATCGTGGGCTCTTTCTTCACGGCCGGAGCAACGATGGCGTTATGGGGTTCAGCCCTGGCAGCCGGCGGTTTTTCTGCCACCACGATGCTGTTTTCACTGGGTGCCAGCATGATACTGGGTGGTGTGGCACAGATGCTGGCCCCGAAGCCAAAAACACCGGAATACAGGGCAACGGATAACGGTAAACAGAACACGTACTTTTCGTCGCTGGATAACATGATTGCTCAGGGGAACCCGATGCCGGTGCCTTACGGTGAAATGCTGGTTGGCTCACGGCGAATCTCCCAGGACATCAGTACCCGTGATGAAGGCGGTGACGGGAAGGTGGTGGTTATCGGGCGGCAGGGGTAAAGCATAAAAAAATCCCGCAGTGTATGGAGGCTGCGGGAACAGAAAATGAAGATTAACCACAGGGAGTTTTGTTTTTATTGGCCCGAAAAAACTGTAACGCCCGGGAATGATATCTGCCACGGGGGCGTACAGAAAATGTGAAGAAATTCAGAAATTTTATTCCGTCATGACACAGGCACCCTCCGGGGTGCCTGTCGTTTTTGGGGCATAAACAGATTCAGACATCAGACAGGAGAGGGGGACAGAGTGGGTAAAGGTGGCGGCAGGGCGCACACGCCGGTTGAGGCAAAGGACAATCTTAAGTCCACGCAGATGATGAGCGTGATTGATGCCATCGGTGAGGGACCGGTGGAAGGTCCGGTGAAGGGGCTGCAGAGTATTCTGGTGAACAAAACCCCGCTGACGGACACGGACGGTAATCCTGTGATACATGGTGTGACAGCGGTCTGGCGCGCCGGGGAGCAGGAGCAGACACCGCCGGAAGGTTTTGAGTCATCCGGTTCTGAAACCGCACTGGGCGTGGAAGTGACGAAGGCAAAGCCGGTGACGCGCACCATTACGTCCGCGAACATTGACCGCCTGCGGGTCACCTTCGGGGTGCAGTCACTGGTGCAGACCACCTCACAGAGTGACCGTAACCCGGCATCCGTCCGCCTGCTGATTCAGCTGCAGCGTAACGGTAACTGGGTGACGGAAAAGGATGTCACCATTAACGGCAAGACCACCTCACAGTTCCTCGCTTCGGTGATTCTGGATAATCTGCCTCCCCGCCCCTTTAACATCCGGATGGTCAGGGAGACGGCGGACAGCACCACGGACCAGCTGCAGAATAAGACGCTCTGGTCGTCATACACCGAAATCATCGATGTGAAACAGTGCTACCCGAACACGGCGATTGTGGGGCTGCAGGTGGATGCGGAGCAGTTTGGCGGTCAGCAGATGACGGTGAACTACCATATCCGCGGTCGCATCATCCAGGTACCGTCAAACTATGACCCGGAAAAACGCACGTACAGCGGCATCTGGGACGGCAGCCTGAAACCGGCATACAGCAACAACCCGGCCTGGTGCCTGTGGGACATGCTGACTCACCCGCGCTACGGCATGGGAAAACGTCTGGGGGCGGCAGACGTGGACAAATGGGCGCTGTATGCCATTGCGCAGTACTGCGACCAGACGGTGCCGGATGGTTTCGGGGGGACCGAGCCGCGGATGACCTTTAATGCGTACCTGTCACAACAGCGTAAGGCATGGGATGTGCTCAGTGATTTCTGCTCGGCGATGCGCTGTATGCCGGTATGGAACGGCCAGACGCTGACGTTCGTTCAGGACCGCCCGTCGGATGTGGTGTGGCCGTACACCAACTGCGATGTGGTGGTGGATGATAACGGCGTGGGGTTTCGCTACAGCTTCAGCGCCCTGAAGGACCGCCACACGGCGGTGGAGGTGAATTACACCGACCCGCAGAACGGCTGGCAGACCTCCACGGAACTGGTGGAAGACCCGGAAGCCATACTGCGCTACGGGCGCAACCTGCTGAAGATGGATGCGTTCGGTTGCACCAGTCGCGGTCAGGCCCACCGTGCCGGGCTGTGGGTGATAAAGACCGGACTGCTGGAAACGCAGACGGTGGATTTCACGCTCGGGTCACAGGGGCTGCGTCACACACACCGGTGACATTATTGAAATCTGTGATAACGACTATGCCGGGACCATGACCGGCGGACGTATCCTGTCCATCGATGCCGCCAGCCGCACCCTGACACTGGACCGTGAGGTGACCCTGCCGGAGACAGGTACATCGACGGTGAACCTGATTAACGGCAGCGGTAAGCCGGTGAGTGTGGACATCACCGCACACCCCGCGCCGGACCGGATACAGGTCAGTACCCTGCCGGATGGCGTGGAGACATACGGTGTGTGGGGACTCTCCCTGCCGTCACTGCGTCGTCGCCTGTTCCGCTGTGTCTCCATCCGGGAAAACACGGACGGCACCTTTGCCATCACGGCGGTGCAGCACGTACCGGAAAAAGAAGCCATCGTGGATAACGGGGCGCACTTTGACGGCGACCAGAGCGGCACCCTGAACAGCGTCATCCCTCCGGCAGTGCAGCACCTGACGGTGGAGGTGAGCGCGGCTGACGGTCAGTATCTGGCACAGGCGAAATGGGACACGCCGCGGGTGGTGAAGGGTGTGCGCTTCAGTCTGCGCCTGACCAGCGGAAGCGGAGAAGACAGCCGTCTGGTGACCACCGCCATCACTGCGGATACAGAGCATCGTTTCAGTGGTCTGCCGCTCGGGGAATACACCCTGACAGTCAGGGCAATTAACAGTTATGGCCAGCAGGGCGAACCGGCCACCACCACCTTCCGGATTAACGCACCGGCAGCGCCTGCCGGTGTTGAACTGACGCCGGGGTATTTTCAGATAACGGCAGTCCCGAAACTGACCATTTATGACCCGACGGTGCAGTTTGAGTTCTGGTTTTCGGAGGCAAAAATTGCAGACGCCGCACAGGTGGAAACCTCTGCCCGTTATCTGGGGACCGGCAGTCAGTGGAGTGTCTCCGGTCCGCACATTAAGCCCGGAAAGGATTTCTGGTTTTATGTGCGCAGCGTCAACCTGGTGGGTAAATCTGCTTTTGTGGAAGCCAGTGGACGGGCGAGCAATGATGCTGCGGGCTATCTGGAACTTTTCCGGGAAAAGATAGGAAAAACGCATCTGGCAGAGGCGCTGTGGGCAGAGATTGACAACAGTCAGCTGAAGGACGAGATGGCGGAAATGCAGACCACCATCACAGAAACCCGCAATGAAATCACACAGACGGTCAGTAAAACGCTGGAAGACCAGAGCGCCACCATTCAGCAGATACAGCGCGTGCAGAAGGACACAAATGATGACCTGGCTGCGCTGTACATGCTGAAGGTTCAAAAAACGAAAGACGGCATTCCCTATGTGGCCGGGATTGGTGCAGGGATTGAGGATACTGATGGCCAGCCACTGAGCAACATACTGCTGCTGGCTGACCGTATCGCGATGATAAATCCGGAGAGCGGCAACAGCACGCCGTTATTTGTGGCGCAGGGGAATCAGCTGTTCATGAACGACGTGTTCCTGAAACGACTGTTTGCGGTGAGCATCACGTCATCCGGCAATCCTCCGGCATTTTCCCTGACGCCGGACGGGCGACTGACGGCGAAAAATGCGGATATCAGTGGCAGTGTGAATGCGAACTCAGGGACGCTCAACAACGTCACGATTAATGAGAACTGTCAGATTAAGGGGAAACTGTCAGCCAACCAGATTGAAGGCGATATTGTCAAAACGGTCAGCAAGTCTTTCCCCCGCACGAGCACTTATGCCAGTGGCACCATCACGGTAAGAATCAGTGATGATCAGAAGTTTGACCGGCAGGTCATGATACCGCCAGTGTTATTCCGCGGTGGTAAGCATGAGAATTTCAACAGTAATAACCAACAGTCATACTGGTATTCAACCTGCCGGTTAAGAGTGACCCGCAATGGTCAGGAGATTTTTAAGCAGTCCACGACGGATGCTCAGGGCGTATTTTCCTCAGTTATAGATATGCCTGCCGGACAGGGGACGCTGACACTGACATTCACCGTATCTTCATCAGGAGCGAATAACTGGACACCAACAACCAGTATCAGCGATCTGCTGGTTGTGGTGATGAAAAAATCCACAGCAGGTATCAGTATCAGCTGAATTTTATAACCCAGAACGGGCGTCAGAAATGACGCCTTTTTTATTGCAGAAAAGCGAGAGGTAATTATGCGTAAACTTTATGCCGCCATTTTGTCCGCAGCCATTTGTCTGGCCGTATCCGGTGCGCCTGCATGGGCGTCTGAACATCAGTCCACGCTGAGCGCGGGGTATCTTCATGTCTCGACGAACGTTCCTGGCAGCGATGATCTGAGCGGGATTAACGTGAAATACCGTTATGAGTTTACGGACACACTGGGGATGGTGACGTCGTTCAGCTATGCAGGAGACAAGAATCGCCAGCT